GCTGCGAGCTTAGTTTTTGCATTTTCATAAGCTATTAAAGCGATTTTAACATCTTTTTGTTCTTGCGTCCACATTTTACGCTTCATTACTTTAGTTTTAAGCTCCTCATCCCCCTCAATAACCTCTTTTAACATTTTGCGGCTTTCGGCTTCTTTTTCTATATTTTTAATTGTTGAATTAGCTTTCTCAATTTCATATTGAACAATTTTTTTATAATTTTCTTTTATCTGTTTTTCGGTTGATTTCGTTATTGCTAATATTTCAGCATCCCCCTCCGTTTTTGTTCGTCTGCCATGTTCAACCGATTCATTTATTATTGCGATTTTTTGCTTGCTTGCTTTTCTTAATTCTGCAATTTGCTCCTCATTGGCTTTTTTGATTTCTTTCAGGTCATCTTGTGCTATTTCTGCAATTAAGCTCTTAGCTGTTGCGTTCATGTAGTTTAACCCTTTAATCATAGTTTTAACCCACTTGATAGCATTTCGTAATGTATTGGTTATAATGCCGTCGCCTTTATTAAGACTTAATATAAACCCCTCCCATGCGCTCGACATACTTTTTATTTCGCCTTTGAGGTTATCCTCCATCACATCTGCCATTTTTTTTGCCGCCCCCGCTGCATTGTTGTAAGATTCTTCCAAATCTTTAGCTTTATCGGAGTTTTCTGCTAAAACAAGCGCAGCCGTTGCCCCTCGTTTCCCAAATAACTCTAAGGCTGTAACGTTTTTATTTGTCGATTCGTTTATTTTCTTTAATCCTTCTTCCCATGTTAAACCTCGTTTATTAAGTTCTAAAAACATATTCCTTAATGAGGTGCCGGCAGTACTTGCATCAATACCAGCATCGTTTAATACCGATAATTGAGCTGTCGCAAATTCAATACTTTTACCTGATGCTTTGGCAACTGGGGCAACCGCTCCCATTCCTGTTTTAAATTTCTCTAAATCTAAAGCCGAGCTACTAAACGACTTCGCCATAACATCAACTACCCGTTGATGCCGATAAACCAAAGCCTCTAACAGTTGATGCGGCAACGGTGGCACTTTCTGCCAAATCAGAACCAGCCGCAATTGATAAGCTGATTGTTGCCTCTGTGGCTGCCAGTATCTCGGACGTACTGAAACCTAATTTAGCAAATTCAATTTGAAGCTCAGCAACCTGCGAGGCACTTTTAGAAGTTACAGAGCCTAAGCGTTTTGCATCGTTTATAAGGGGCTTCATTCCTTTAGATGTTTCATTTGTTACGGCTTGTAATTTATCCATTTTCTCCTCAAAATTGGCTATCTTTTTAATGGCATTTCCAAACGCTCTAAATACCATTTGAATACCAACCATTCCGGCTGCAAATTTTAACATCGAACCGACCGAGCCTTTTAAGGCGTTGGAATATTTGCCAACACTTGTTGCCGCCCCTAAATCTTTAGCTTTTTGGCGTGCCTCTCCTAATCTTTTATTTAGTTTATAATATGCCGATGCTTCTTTTTGTGCCTCTTTTGCTGCTTTTGCACTGTTTTTTGCTTGCCTTTCTTTTTCCCGATTAAGTGTAGTTTCTGTTTTAATTAATGCTTGTTTTTTTCTTTCAACATCAATTAATAGTTTTTGTTCCTGTTGTTTCTTTTTGATTATATCATTATCAGTTTTAATTATGGCTTGTTTGTGTTTTTCGGCTTGCGCATTGGCATTATTTAGGTTGTTTTGAGTTTTTGTTACAGATTTTAAGCTGTCATCAACCGCCTTTAATCCTTTGGCAGACTGTAACAAATCAGAGTTTAACTTACTAAATGAATTTTGTAAGGTTTCTAATTGTTTTTTAAATTTTGGGCTATATAATTGGTCTAATTCTGCCATGATTATTCGTTATTTTCAGGTTTAACTTTTAGCTTATCAACCGCCTTTTGTTCGTATATTTTGAGATTCCTTAAAAATTTATTGCCTAAATCAATATTCAAAATAAATTCCAGCGATGCTATATAATTATCAAAATCAAAATTTTCAGGCTCTTTGTTTTCGTTTACGCTATCAAAATGGAATTCTAACCGCTTGATTTTTCTTTCCAATATTTTAAAATCGCCCGTAAATCCTCTTAAAATATAATGCTTGTATAAATTTTTTGCATCTTGCGTTACACCTAACCGTAACGAGCGTAACAATGTTTGTAAAATCAATATTCTAATATATAATGAAGTTTTGTAGTAGTTTTCAATAATGTCTTTGTTTTCGGTTTCGACTTTGTTTTTTTTGTTGTGAGCCGTAGTTATTTTAGCAAATAGTTTATCGGTTAATCTTTTGGGTAGCCAAATAGTAGAAATATACCGGCTGTTTTTCAAGGCTTTTGAAAATTGATTAATCGTTATATCTGTATAAGTGTGTATCATTTGAAAATTACTTTTACTTTTCTTGATAAATCAGTTTGTACTATTATTTGAGCATTATTCATATTATTACTATTTAACTCAAATATTATTTCTGTATAATGTTTTACCAAATCAGATGTTTTACCATCCCTTGCCCAAAAACCCCAACTATTACTATCGGATTCTAAAAATATGCTTTTTTGAAATTTACCAGTATCAAATAAATCAGGCTTTGCCCATTTGCCCCAGTAATTACTCCTATCTTTTACTTCTTGTGTAAATGGTGCATATTCACCAATATCCGCCCCCTCTGTAAATCTCATTTGGTCTTTAAGCAATTGAGTAAGCTGTATTTTTATTTTACGGTCTTTTAAAGTTTTTTTGACTTCATTGTTTAAGTCAAATTTTTTTAAAGCCGCATTTATAGCTTTTATTTTACTTCCAGTTCCCATGATAAAAAAAGGTAGGGTTATTCCCCTACCCCCTTTAATTTTTTTACAGGTAATGGTAAACCCGCCGCTTTTCTTAATTTAATGTAAGCGGCTTTGCTGTCAAAAGGCAATTTTTCAGCCCACTTAATAAAATCCTTTTCGGGCAACTTAGCCCGAATGAGTGGCACGGAGGTTTTACCTATCGTTACCGCTGCATCAATGGCTACGTCCATAATCTACCATATATTATATTAGAAATTGAATCATAAATATCGCCTGTTTTCTTAACTAAGCGATAATTAATATAATCGCCTGCCTCTAATTGTGCAGGTGTAGCACCTTTTTCAAGTTTAACAGTATAATCTCCGTCTGTTCCTGAAACTGCGGTAACTGTTACGGCTGGGGTATCCATACCGGGAGAAAAACTTTCAATTTTAGCGGTTAACGTCTCTGTAATCAAAGTATCAACACATCTCTCATTAACCGTTAAAGTCATGTCATCGCCTGATAGTGCGGTTTTAACTTTAGCATCAAGCCCGAGGGGTGTATATTCAGTAAGTTCATTTAACATTAAAGGTAATTCGATTATCCTAAAACGTTTAAATTCCTCTATTTCACTCCAATTAATTGATAACTGAAATTCTGCAAATTTGGCATCTTTTGAGGGGAAACCGATAGGTATTGCAGTTAATTGAGCTGTAAAGCCTTGCAATGTTCCATCTTTTTTCTCATATACCATTGCTTTTTGAGCGCCCATTCCAATTATGACTTTGTAAAAGCCGCCCTCCATGCTCTGCAATATTTCTTTAAAATCGCAAGCTGAAGTTTTTAAATCCACAACTGCGCCACCGGGAACTAAGTTGGTGGTAACATTTACACCTGCACCGTCAGTTTCTTTTACTTCAGATGCTTTTTCTACTGCAACCGAGCGCATAGGCAACGTTACATACATTTTTAACGTTTCTTGAATAGGCTCTCGCCATTTCTCACTATTGTGAGCGTTAACATAATTACTAAAAGACACATCGGACTTTGTAATTATAAGGTTGGTGGGCTGGTCTAAGATACAAGCATCCGCCGCCTTACCTCCGGGCATTATTCCTGAACAATTCATATTAACATTTTCTTTTTATTTTAAAATTATTGAAATCTAATAAAATACCATCTAACTTATCGGGCAATGGGTTACCATCAATAAACAATTCGTCTATTTTTGAGTAGTCCAAATGCTCTTTTAAATAAATAGGCACGTCTTCATGCTCTATAATTCCATCAATCACACCCTCATAAATTGGGTCTAAAATTGGTACGAAATTATCTGCATATCGCTCATCGGAGTTTTTTTCCGATTCTGTATTATTGATTATTGCACACTTTAAGCTGTCAATTTCCACATATTCGGCATTTGAGTAATTTTCGGTATAAGGGTGCATAAGTAGAACTAAAGGGTATTTTTGCCATTTTAAAGTCTTATCAACTTTTTGGGTTAAAATCTCATTAGCTTTTGGCTGCTTTTCATGCATATCATAAGGTGCGTTTGCCTTATAAGTGTAAGCATATGCAGCGTTGTAGCTTATGTTCGTCTCGATTACAAAACTAATCGAATCGGCATCCATTATTTGAATATCCTCGAATGTGTCGCCGTTGTCGTTTGTAATTTTGATAAAATCATTTTTAACAAATAAATTTGCAGCCGTTACTAAATAGTTACCTGTTGCCGTTGTGGTCACGTTGGTAATAGTACCTGTAACCCTTAACGAATCAACAATCTCGGCAAATATTATGTAAGGCTTTTTTTTCATAAGTCAAAATAATTAGATTTTTTTAACGGCGTAAATATCAATTCGGGATAATCACTAATATTGTGATAAAGAAAATTTAATAATGTTGGCTCCAAAATATCAATATTATTAACATTCAAATCTGAACCTAAAACCTTTTTTTTAGGATAACTACCTATTAATCCGCTTGCCCTACTTTGAGCAAATAGGTATTTTTCTCTAATATCAACCGTTTTTGCATTTTCCTTATTGTTTTCTACCACACCTAAGCCTGTAAGTTGTGTATAATTAGCAGCAAGCCAATTATAATACACATAATCGCTAATAAAACTTATTTTTTCGTCATTTAATAAACCATTCCATCTCACGCTTGTGGTTATTCCGTTATATTTTACATCAAAAGTTTTACCGTTCAATAAATCTTTCCACTTATCTAAAATGGTGGATTCATTAAGCCCGGTAATAAATTCATCGTACGTTTTACGACCCATGGTATTAACAAGTATTTTTTCCTCTAAAGGAGTCATATACATGTTTTCAAAATCGGTTGTATTTTTATTGTTAAACGGTATATTTACAAGCCCTTGAAAATATGAAATAGTTATTAAATTCATTTTTTACCCTTTCTTTTTAGCTACTTTTTTAACAGGCTTTTTTAGATTGTCTAAGCTTGCCTGCGATACTGCTTTTTTGACTTCAACGGTTATGTGATTTCGCTTTAACCAAAGGTCATGCGATTTCATAAATTTTTTAATCCGTTTTTCGTCTCCTTTTAATATAACTAAATTTTTAAAGTGAATGAAAATACACCCGAATTAACGGGTGCTTATATTTTTAGGGCGTTTCAATTTGAGTTTTTGCAGTTGAAAATTTGCCATAAACAACCCAGTAAGGATTATAAATAGGGAATATAATTTCTTCTTCAATCACAACTACTATTTCATTTTTCTTGACAGTTGTAACATCCTCAACAAATTGAATATTAAGAGGCGTAAACTCTTTCAGTTCCATACCATTCCTGCTAAAATCGGCAGAGATAAACTTACCGAATGACATTGCATTTATTCCTAACAATGGTTTACCGTTAACGCTCACAACTTTACCATTCGCATCTTTTGTAATGTTAAGATAATTGTATTGGTTGTCTTTAAGCAAGCCCAATTGAGTTTGTTGGCTCTTATTCACAATGTGCCCACCACATGCATATTCTCCAGCTTCAAGATTTGCATCCGATACGGCTAATACGTCATATTCTTGAGCTTGGTCAATTGAATGATAGAAAGGATTATAATCCGTTCCAGTCCAAGAACTTGTATCAGCTTCGGCAACATAAGCGAGGTCAATTAATATTTGTTTAGCATTTACGACTTCAACTGATTTGTGGGTGGCATTGTAAGTCGATTCGCTTGCATTTGCAAAGGCTACATCATCGCCATTAGCAATGCCATGAGCATCAGTAAACGTTACTAATACCTGTGTGCCACCGTTATATGTTGCTACGCTTGCAATATCGCCGGCTGAATAAGTATTTGGTATCAAATTAAAAGCACGCGCATCATTTGCCATACCCTTAACGTTATTGCCTGCGCCATCACCAAACAGTAACTCAAAATCCTCAACATTTAATGTTGCATCAGGCAATTTAGCAAGGACTTTATCCATAACCCATTTTAAACCATTAGTTCTGATTTCACGTTTTGAAATACGCATTGAATTGGCAATCCTTTTTATGCCCCAAGTATTTTCTTTTGATTTGAATACACTCTCGGGAGCTTCGCCATTTTCGGCAAGAACAACAGCACCTAATGTTAAAGAATCGGTAAAGTCGTAAACTTGACCTGCAACAATTTGAGCCTGATCGGTCATTGAAACGTTAAGTAAATCCCTTACGTGTTCTTTTCGTGTTGGAGTGTCATCCCTTACGATGTCAGAAATTTCGCTTATCATAACATTTCCAGTATGGTCAGATACTCCAACTGTGGTTTTTGTTGCAATATCTTTCAATTCAACATTACCCTTTTCGTCATTATCCAAGAACATTTTATTTGATGCACCGCTAAAACCACGCCCTTCAAATGCTTTAAATTCGTCAGAACTTAATCCGGCAGTAATTAACGCCTTTAATTGTTCTTTTTTCGATACTTTCCTACGTACGGCAGGAATTTGTGGGCTATTAAGGGTTTTAAGTGTTTCGCCCTGTTTACGGACAATCTCTTTAACCTCTGCAGTTGCCTTTTCTGCGGTTGTAACCTTTTCTCTAAAGTCGTCAATGGTTTTGATGTAAGCGTCCAAAGATTCCTTATTCATGTTTTTCAACGCTTCAGTAAAATCTTTTTTTACTTTTTCTAAACCTTTTTCATCCAAAAAGTTTTTTGTGGCATTCTCAATTTTTTTATTGAATTTTGCCACCATATTATCAACATCATTTTTACTTTTGTCAGCTGTATAAGCCGCCAATTCGCCTGTTGGTAATTCCTTTAGCTTGCTTTCGTCAAGCTCGGTAAATTTACTATCTACCATCCAAATTTTGTCCATTTCTTAATTTTTTAAAAAGTTAAAATAAAATTCCTTTTGAGTGTCCTCATTTGACGGCTCCATATTTTTATGAGTGGATTTTTCCGGCTCATCTTTTTCCGATTGTAAAACGGCGGTTGCATCATTTGAACCCAAAACAACTAAGCTACCCTCGTCAACTATTCCAGCTTCCTCAACTCCAAAAAAGTAACCCTGTTCTTTTGCTTTCTCAATATTTGCAACTTTGTTTATCCTTTTGTTCCAATATGATTTTCTTTGTATTCTGGTTCATTACTATTTACGGCTAAAAATATCTTATAATATCGCATTTTTACAGAATTTTGTAAAGGGCGTTTTTTGTCAATTGCTTTTATCGCAATATCATTGTCTAAATCTTCTTTTTTAATTTCAAAAATTAAAGCTTGAGTTTCTCCATCGTAATTTTTACCTACTAATATCCAAGGTATCATTTTGGTGTAAACTTTAACGGCGTTTGGATATGCAATTATGTCAACAACCTTTAACGAATGGTCGGCTGTAATTGCCTTGTTGTTCTTGTATTGATTTTTTCCAAAGCCCATCAAAATGAACATCGTCATGACTATCGAGATACCGAGTAGTATTAATTACAGGATATATATAATCTTCTTTTAAATTCAAAACGGATTTTGTGGTGTCATCAAGTTTTTTTAAAACATTAATAGGGGCTATTTGTCCTTTTTCAGCACTTTTATAAACATTGCCTTTTTTCTGTTTAATCAATAATTTTTCATTCGCTTTTAAAGCCTTAAACATTTCGGCTTTAGTTTCAAACTCTTGCTTTAAAGATGCACATTTGTAAACCATAACATTATTTTTTAATTACCGCCCCGCTTTCGACTTTCTTTTTTTTAGCCTTATGCAGCTTTTTAATTTTTTCTATATCAATTTTTTTCTTTTCCATGTTCAAATTTACGTTTAATTTTTATGTTTTACAACATATATTATGAACCAGCAACAAAAAATTCTTCCGTTGCCGACTTAAACGCTGCTATATCGGCGTAATTGTCGTCTGCTGTACTTGACTTTTGAATGTCTGTAACTTCAACATAATAATCACTAAATAATGAGAAATTACTATCCTTGCCGAGTATAGCTACTTTAGTGCCATTAATTGACCGCCTGTATTCGCCTTTTGGGGCTGTTGCCTCTGCATCGGTTAACCCATTGGTATAAACCCATAAATCGCCATCCTTA